ATGTGGGCTTACAATGAAACTTTTTACCAGATATATCCGATCGGATTCTGCGGAGCGCCGGTACACAACGACGGAATTACCGCGCACCGTATTCTGAAAATCGGAGAATGGGCAGAATATCTGCAGGACCTTGGCATCGGCTCTATTATCCTTAATCCGATTTTCGAATCGGATAATCATGGTTACGACACAAGAGATTTCATGAAAATCGACTGCCGGCTGGGTACAAACGAAGACTTTAAAGAGGTCTGTCAGACCCTGCATCAGCATGATGTTAAGATCATGCTGGACGGTGTGTTCAATCATGTGGGCCGCGGATTCTGGGCTTTTAAAGATGTACAGGAAAAGAAATGGGACTCGCCGTACAAGGACTGGTTCTGCATTAATTTTGACGGAAACAGCGGCTACAACGACGGATTCTGGTATGAAGGCTGGGAGGGACACTATGAACTTGTAAAACTGAACCTCCGCAATCCGGCCGTAACAGACTATCTCCTCAGCTGCGTAAAAATGTGGATCGAGGAATTCGGAATCGATGGGCTCCGCCTGGATGTAGCATATTCCCTGGATCACGATTTTATGAAACGCCTCCGCCGGTTCTGCGAAGAGCTCAAACCCGGCTTTGCCCTTATCGGGGAAGTACTGTTCGGAGACTATAACCTGATCGTAAATGATGAGATGCTCCACAGCTGTACAAACTACGAATGTTATAAAGGCATTTATTCCAGTTTCAACAGCATGAATATGTTCGAGATCGCCCACTCTCTGAACCGCCAGTACGGTGCGGAACAGTGGTGCCTCTACCGGGGCAAGCATCTGATGAACTTTGTGGATAACCATGATGTAACCAGAATTGCCAGCATACTGACCAATAAGAATCATCTTCCCCTGGCCTACGGCATCCTCTTCGGAATGCCCGGCATCCCCTGTATCTATTATGGAAGCGAGTGGGGAGAGGAAGGAGAGAAAGCCCCGGATAATGACTATGCCCTGCGCCCCTGTTTCGAAGAGCCAAAGCCCAACGAACTGACAGATTTTATCCGGAAACTGATTGCAGTCCGCAGAACCAGCGACGCTCTGTGCAATGGTTATTATAAAAACGTAGTAATCACCAACCATCAGCTTGTTTTTGAACGCAGGACAGAGCATGACCGGGTTCTGGTTGCAATCAATGCATCGGATGCGCCTTACACCGCGGGGAACGGAGAACTTCAGGGAGAATATACCGAGCTGCTGAGTCCGGATTTAACAGAAGCGGACAAAGCACCCGCCGGGAATGCAGAAAGCTCTGAAGATTCCGCTGCTCCCGGAGCCACCGGAACTTTGGAAAAGATTTCTCTTCACGGGCAGCTTCAGATGCCGCCTTACAGCGTGCAGTATCTTCGTGCCGTATAAACTGTCATTCCGGCGCGGCGCCCGTATCGGGCTGTTCAATTTTATATGACCCTCCTTATACCGGCGGATCCCCTGTTTGCCGCTGCAAAGCGCAGACAGGCCGCCGGTATGCTATAAAGGGACAAAATTCAGCCGTCCGGAATGGAGCGTCAGAATCCGTCTGTTTCATTCTTGTAAATTTTTTTTAATTTAGGGGTTTACAAACAGAATTCAATGTGATAAGATATCACTTGTCGAGCGGAAGTGGCGGAATGGCAGACGCGCTAGATTCAGGTTCTAGTGGGAGTTAATCCTGTGAGAGTTCAAGTCTCTTCTTCCGCATCAATCCCGTAACCCATGTGGTTGCGGGATTTTTGTTTTTTCCGCGTAAATACGCGGTTTGCGGAACTTTAGTTATTTTAGAATAATTCTAAAATATTATAATCCGTGTTGCATTTTAGAGTGATATGCAACACGAAATGCAACACGAAAACAGAGGATGATACAATATTCCACCCCGGAGTGATGGCTCCGGGGTAAATTATTAATACGTCAGATTACTGATATTGAAGGCGGTATTCAGACCGTCCCCCAGGACCACACGGGATCCCTTGATCTCAATCACCTTGTAATATTTTTTAGTAACGGAAGAAATCAGTTTCACACCATCATATGAAACAGCTGTTTTCGGTTTCGCTTTCATTCCAACTTTCAGAGTCTTCTTCGTTGTCCCGGAGGATCCTGAAGAAGAGGATGCTTTTACGCCCAACATTTCATTGACCCTTTTCTGAATCGTATTATAGTTATACCCAGCTGCCTCAAGTTTTTTCTTACGGTCGTTACCATTTCCCCATTCACCGGCAATAACTTCTTTTGCAATTGTATCCGTGGATTTTTTACCGGTACTTGCTGCCGGTTTGTCTGATCCGAAGCCTGAACTGCCGGAGGATGCCGCTTTGCCCGTAATCGCTTCAACAATAGCTGCCGCACATTTGTCAACATTCCACTTGCCCTGATCAGTCTTTGAGTCTACAAAACAGCATTCAACAAGAATCGCTGTAGCTTTTGTATTCCGCAGTACATATAGCCCGGAAGATGCTTTCGCGCCCCTGTTTCTGATGCCCAGTGCTGCAGCAACTTTCTGGCTGACTGCTGCCGCTTTTGTTTTCCCCGTGGCGCTGCCCGTGTAATAAAATACCTCTGTACCAGTGCCACCTCCGGCATTCAGATGAATACTGATGTCCAGATCTACTGTATGCTTATTACACTTGGCCACAATGTTAGCCAGGTTTGCACCTACTGTCCTTCCCGAATCGTCTGTACAGTCATATACAGTGTGTCCTGCAGCTTTAAGCAGCTGGATCACCTTATTCTTTACTTTTCTGTTTTCTGTAACTTCATTAAGATACTTGGATGCTCCCGGGACAATGCTGTTATGTCCTGCATGTACATTATACTTTGCCATAATCTACTCCTCCTCTGCAGCTGCTTCCGCTGCCGCAATCTCTTCCGCCGTCGGTTCTACGTCCATATCCAGCTCCACACCTTCAATATCATCTTTTTCTTCTGCTACCATTGTTTTTTCATCTGCCATAATATAATTCACTCCTTTCCGTTGCGGCGTCGCAACACACAAACAGAACGGTTGCCCGTCCTTTGATCTACTCTGTTTTCTGAACCTGCTTAATGATCTGATTCACATATGTGCTTAACCCGGCCACTAATATTCCCTGTACGATCGCTGTAAAAATGGCCATTGCGATATTCTGACCGGTATTCAACGGGCAGGTGGCAACCACCCAGACAGCGCAGATCACAATACCGGCTGCCCCCAGAATAATCGGGATATACTTATCCGGCATAGCCTGGGCCTTTTTCAGGCCAACTCCGACAAAATACAATACTGCTGCTACGATAATCAATTCCGGTTTCACATAATTCATAATCTGTTCCATAGTCATTCCTCCATATCATGCGCCTGTTTGTTCAGGTGCTTTTCAATCTTATTTATTGCTTCTGTTACAGGACCGTTGCAGCCCTGCTCCTTCAGTCCCTTCAGGCAGGCCAAGAGTCCATAAGTGACCAAGCACTGTTCTTCATTAATCTTCCGGATGTCCTCTTCATGGGTTTCTCTGATCTTCTTGAGCTTTTCTTCAAGCTCTTCCGGTTTTTTAAAGAACTTATACGCCGCGATCAGCACTCCTCCAATCACTCCCAGCGCCCCGATCAGACTACTTGCCGTAATAATTGTCCCTATGCTTATGTACACGGGTTCTACCTCCATACTATTTTATGCATAAAAATAAGACCGGTTCACGGTCTGTCTCTGATGCTCATATTCTCACCTGCCTTATTCTGTTACTTCCTGCCACAGAGCTTCCGATCCCTGTGCGCCGGGCTCCCAGACATTCCCGTCAATCAGAGATTCCCACATTTTGCCTTTGTGGGTTACTCTGTCTCCCATCTGATACGGGTTTGTTGATCCGGGCTGCACCCATTCACCAACGCTAGTACCGCCCTGCCCAGGGAGTACTTCCGCAAAGAGTGACGGCGCCGCATCCGGTGCCCAGTCAGCCTGCGAGGTATGCGCCTGCAGAACCTTATACAGCTTTCCGTCATATGTCAGATAGTAATCCTTCTGATATGACGCACCATTCCCATCCCATATAGGATAAATATCTTTCACGGTAATGGCCTGCTCATCCGTCAAATTCTGAGCCTGGATCTGTGCAACAGTGACCGCAGCCTGCACCATAGCTGACTGCGCCTCCGGAGTCTTCTCCGGCTTGTACATTACTATGCCATAGATTTTTCCGGTATAGATCTCTGTCCGGTAAAACGCTGTATATCCCTCGTACGTGGCAATCGTCTGGCCACGTTCCTGCACGATCATCCGGGATGTACGGGACGAGTCGGTAAACAGTTCTTTAAGGTGTTCCGGAGTGGTACCAATGACCAGAATACGCAAATAATCGCCGTAAGGCTCTACCTGCTGGACGACAATTTCAGTTGCATCATTATAAATAAGTTTCATGTGATCATCCTTTCTCATATCTATGTGTTAAATGCGTCTTTGTCGAAGTTATATTTTGAGCCAGGTGACGAAATAGACCTCAATCAGTTAGTTGCAAACGGGTATATCACAAATGGTAAAACACGTATATATGTGACCATACCTGTCGGGAAGCGTCTTGACAATATTAAAAGCGCAAAAACAAGTCAGGCCAAGGGCGTTATTAGGCAGAATGGAAATTATCTACTCGGAGAAAATGATACAGCGCACGGATTTTCACAAAGCCAAGGAACGCTATCGATATTAAAGGATTTAGGGTGTATCAGATATCAGTACGATTTCTCCGGGGCAATTTCCGCAGCTGTAAATAATGATACGATATCGCTGCAGTTTACAGGCGGCGTGATTCAGCTTTTGTAATCATGTTCCATTCGTTGCGGTCAACCAAGTTCCCGTTAACCATACGTTAAATCGCGATAATACATTTTCACCAAGCGCTTCGCTGTAAATGTAATAAGGGGTAGTTTGCCCTAACTCATTTAGCGCGGATAGATATTGGAATTTACCATTTGTGTTAATGCGTCCCACGCACGGATAGTACCCGCCAGTATTATTATTTTTGCACCATCCAGTTACAGTTGCGGGCTCCGATATCGGTCTATATGCCGTGGTTAACGTTTTTACAACATCTTTTGCGGGCACATCGGCTGCCTGTAAAATACATTCGTACCCAGATTTGCGATAACAACCGCTCCCGCCGCGTTTTTGCGTTGGTTCTTTACCATCAATTTCGTCGGACAAATCAGACAAAGACGCATTTAGCGTAGGGATGTCTGGTGATGCAGAAAGCAGACTCACCACTTCGGTCACATTTATCCCGTCCAAATGGACCTCAAACACAGGGCAATCATCCACAAGATCCCCATTCTGCAGATTTCCTTCTGTATACGCCGGCGCAACCGGGCTTTCGGCATCCGGAGTTCCCATAATCACAACCCACTCATTCTCTTCAATACCGGTTTCATCATTTTTGGTGTACCGATTCACAATCAGGTCAATACGCTTCATCCCCTGCGTACCGTTCTGGATTGTTACTTCATCATAGGTTCCGATATCCACAATAGACAGGTTGCCATGATGGCTCATTATACCGCTCCGGATCTTCAGCAGATTATTGGAACTCAGTTCTGCTTCGAGATT